GGCTTGCAAGTCAGCCAGACATGCTGTCAGAAGATTGGGGTATTGTAGAGTAATTCGGTGTAATCTTTCTCCCTCCTCTGAAAGGCTGCTTAGTTGATTCTAGGCAGTCTTTTTTTGTGCCTTGTTGTGTACAAAATAACCTAATTTATACGTACAAATGTTAATTTATGCGTATATTTATACACAAATTCATTAGTTTGTGTAATAAAATGTGTATATTATAGTAGTAAATACACATACAACAGACAGAGACACTATAATGAAAGAGCAAAACAGAAAAAATAAACTTGATGAGCTTGAAAAAGAAATCAACGCTCTTAAAGAAAGAGTTACAAAGATAGAAGCATCTTTCGAAGTGAAAGATAAAGAAGAAGAAAAACCTAAAACTTCGTTTATGTAAAATGCTAACTGATAAAGACATTAAAGAAGGTCAAAAGACAAGACAAGAGATGCTTAACGCTTTTAGAGCGAGTAGAAAGATGGTGTCTTGGAAAAGAAGAGGCGTTGCGAAAGAGCTTCCTGAAAGAAAATTAATAAATCTGCGGCGTGATTATTACAATTGGATAAAAGAAAATTACTTTCCAATTTTGAAACACCCATCTTTTTTAGACCAGAACGACCCCGATTTTCTATTAAACGCATGGCGTTCTTTTTGCACGATGTCACTTATTCGATGCAGCAATCACTGTAATTTTTTACTTTCTATCTATCCAGAAAGTGCGAAGTATTTTATAGAGATAGGTAAAATTAAAAAAATATTACCTCTTCGTAGCTCCTTCGTTGATACATATAAAGAGGGTGATGATTCTTATTCTAAAGAGAGAGTTAAGGTAGAAAAAGATTTTGCAGGGTGGTTTCAAGAGGCAAAAGAACAAATTAAAACACTACTTGCACAAGACTGCTATTTTTTTGGCAATGTTAAAAACAATTCGCCACAATACTTCATGGAGAAATTCGTCGTCGATAAAGAAAATAAAGAAGACAAAGACAACGAATCCAAAACAGTTCAAGTTGATTTTAATATAATTTCTAGACAAAGTAACGCCAATGAAAATAAAAGTTAGCGTAGATATATCCGAGCAACAATCGCGATTTATTCTTTCAGAAAAGAAGTTCACGGCATTTGTTGGTGGGCGTGGTTCAGGGAAAACATTTATTCTTGGACATAGAGCAGCAGGAAGAGCCGCAAATGGAAGGAATCAGCTAGTTGTTGGGAGAACATATAAAGAGCTTAGGCAAACAATCATTCCAAGCGTAAAAAATGCTTTAGAATTATATAGAATTCCTTTTAAGGAAAATAAAAATGACAACATAATCACGCTTAAAAAAAGTAAGATTCTTTTTTTATCTGGAGAGAATCCAGAAGCCATTCGATCTTATACAGACTATCACGATGGATATATAGATGAAGCCGCTTGGCAAAAGCAAATGGTCATGAAGAACCTGTCTATGTGCTTGCGTGGTAAAGATGTGTTGAATCCTTCAGTTAGCTTTACAACAACACCAAGAGGCGGATCATGGTTTAATTTGTTTGTAACGAAATCAAATCAAGAAAAATTAGAGCTAATAAAGTGTACCACTTTTGATAATCCTTTTTTATCTGAAGATTCTTTAGAGCTTTTCAAAGAAGCATTATCTGGAGACGAGAAGCTAGCTAGGCAAGAACTATATGCTGATATGCTTTCAGAGTCTCCAATCAATGCGGTCATTCCAGACAACTTAATCTTTATGAGCGATGTGCCTTTAGACTTGCCTGTGTCTATTGGAATAGATGTTGCAAGGGAAGGAGTAGACAATACCTTCATAGTCGTTAGTAATGAGAAAGGCGTTGTTGAATCGAATAAGTTTTCAAACTTGGATGGCATTAATTTGTACTTAAATTTTGAGAAGATAGCAAAGAAATATAAAACCTTGTGTTCTGTGAACGTTGATAATACAGGCGGCTGGGCATCTTCATTTCTTGACATTGTAAAAACAACAGACTATAGAGACAAAGTATTTGGTATAAACTTTGCGTCATCAGCAAGTAACAACATATACGCAAACAAACGAGCGGAGATGCTTTTCAAATTAAGAGATCTATGTGAAAAGAAAACTTTCTCACTTAAGAACTGTCAAGATGTTGTAAGTGAAATAAATGCAACAACATATTTTTTGAACGGCTCTGGACAACGCCAAATAATTGACAAAAAATTAATAAAAAAAGATATCGGTCATTCTCCTGACGAGCTTGACGCTGTATCTTTAAGTGTATTAAATGGATTTAATTTACATACAAATGAAGCAAGGTATTCACCCTTGCCACAACAAGGTTGGTAATTATGAACGGAATTGTAAAAGAATTTATAGACTTTGCAAATAAAGCGAAGGACAAATTTAAATCAGAAATAGATGAGATGAAAATCGACCGTGATATTTTCTCATCTACAAAAGTTTGGGATGAGATAGATGAAAAAGTCAGAGGAAAAAGTAGGGACAAGTCTACAGTAAACCCGCTCCAGAAGTACAAGAATGCTATATGTAACAGCTTTAACAGATACCCTTACGATGTTGAAGTCGTAGGACAAGCACCAGAAATAATTAAAGAAAAATTAAAGAAAATATCTGTTGACTCTGGACTAAATAACATCATAATGCAATGCGTGTCTGACTCTGTTATTATGGGCAAGGGCTTTGCTTTCATTACAACTAACGGAAATGAAATACAGATAAATTATTCAGACGACCCATCACAAGTCATTATAGATAGCGAATCAAAAGCAATCGATGGGAGCGACATACAGAAGATTGCTTTTGTAGACAAGATGAGCTATGAAAAGATAAAACAAACCTTTGCTTCTTTCACGCTAACAGAAGATGAATTGAAGGCATCAAAAAATTTAGATGTTGGATGTTGGGAATCAGGAAAGTATAGTTACAACGTCATTAGTTACTTTACTCTCAATGAAAGTGGCGTTACTTTACACAGAATCATCGGCGACGAAGTCGTCGAGACCATTGTTTACGAAGGACTAAAGAAGATACCCGTAGTTCCTTTGTATGCAAATGAATTTTGGAAAGAAGGAAGCAGGCATTACAAGGGCATTGTAAGGGATGTAAGGGATTTAATTAAAATAATAAACTACTCTTACTCCGCTTTAAAAGAAAGACTTGCTTGCCCATTGATCCCAAAAACAAGGGTTTCTTTTGAGTCGGTAGAAGGATACCTAGAAGACTACACACAAGCTAACAAATCAACAGCAGGCGTTGAGCGTTATAAAGAATGGTCGGTAGATGGTAGAAAATTAACGGCTCCAATTACAGAATATCCAGAATTAAAAAGTAATGACTTATTAGTCGTAATTGGAAATGCAAAAAGTGAGATTTCAGATATCATTGGCGTTCCGCAATCTGGGCTTGCTTTTGAAACAGACTCTGCACAGGCAACAGCGACTGAAGTTTTACTTCGATCACAAGCTAACGTTAATAATGTATCCCATTATTATCAAAACGCAAAATCAAGTCTAAAAAACTTGATGAGCATCTGCTTAGATCTCTTGTGTTATGTAGAAGGCGTAGAGAATACTTTTGAGATCGCAGTTACTAACGGCCCCGAAACTTATGTCAGAAAAGAGATGCTAAGGCAGCAACTGATGGCAACACAATCGCTTGTGCCTGATGCCGTAAAGCCTTTAATTATGGCAGAAGTCGTGAAGACTTTAGAAATAGAAAATGCAGAAGCGTTGAGTAACGCCATTCTTTTGACTTTACCTGAAGAGCTAAGGCCAGTGAATAAAACACCGCAGGCTTTGGCTTTAGAATTAGTACAAAGTAAGCAACAGATAGAACAACTCCAGCAAGCATTACAGCAACTTAGCGAACAAAATAAAAAGTTGCAAGAGACTATAAATACTGATGTAATTAATAGTCAGAACCAATTGCTGATGGTTCGAGTACAGAATGAAAGCTCTTTAAAAACAAAGCTAATAGAGATGCAACAACGGAATAAAGAATTCGAACTAAACTATCAATTAGAAATTGCGAAAGTAGATGCATCACAACGAGAAAAGCTGATGGAACAAGCTAATGAGCAGGCTAAGATACAAAATACATTAAGGCAAACGGCTTTAAAAGAAATTGAGCTAGCAGAAAAAATGAGGTTAGAAGAGGAACAAAAGAGAAGCGAGCTGTTAGCACTTGTACTAAATAAAGATTAATTTGTATTAAAATTAGTTTATATGTAACACTTGTAATTTTATTTAATTATATTTATAAAAACAAAGGACAGAGATATGGCTGAAGAGCAAGATATAATCAATAAGTATCGTGGCATTTCGTCAAACGATACTGAACAAAAAACAGAAGAGCCTGTAGAAGAACAGACTCAAACACCGACAGAAGAAACCGAGACTCCAGAAAAAAAACCAGTCGAAGGTGAAAGCGTCGAGACACCAGAAGAAAAGAATTCTGAGGGTGAAAAAGAATTTAAAAACAATAGTTCTCCATACGTCGAGCGGATTATAAAAGATCGATTAGCACGACAAGCAAAAAAGCATCAGAGAGAACTAGAAGCCTTGCGAGCTGAGCTGCAAAGCCTCAAGAAAAAAGAGGAAGATCCAGAGTTCACAAGAGATGACTTTATTGATGAAGAAGAGTTTGAGCGATTTAAAGCAGACAAATTAAAGAAGTCAATAAAGACAGATGTAATGAAAGAATTTGAATCCTATCAAAGAGAGAGAGAAGCTGAAAGAGCACAGCAGGAAAAAGTAAACGCAACTATCGCAAACTTTCTTAAAACTCCTGAAGAGTTACAAGAATGGAAGAGCAGGCTAGAAGATTTTGAAGAAGACTATTCTGATTTTCTAGAGAGTGAACAAGGACAAGAGATGTCTTCGTTCATGATTAACAGTAGCGTATTCCCAGTGATGTTTGATTTGATTGCTAGAAACCCTAGCGTTGTAGACAAACTAAGCTCACTGAGTACAAAAGAAGTTTACTTCAATTTAAAGCAGCTCGAAGACGCAATTCTGAAAAAAATAACTGGGATAAAAGAAGCCCAACAACAAGAAAATAAAAATGCAGAAGAACAAAAACCAAAACGTTCTCTGCCTAATTCTGGAAAGTTCGGAGGATCTTCATCAAGCACATCATCAAGGCTAGATCCAAACAGCAAAGACTTTGATGCTAAAGAATACTTGAAAAGAAAATATCCGAATCAGTACTAAAAAGGAAAAAAATTATGGCAAACTTATCTACAAACATTACCACAGCACAACTTGACATTCTGTCTGTTGCTGTTGAAAAATATGCCCCTATCCTTGAAGACGTTCGATCTTCACAGAAGGGACTAAAAGGGCGTACTGGCGGCCTCCTTCGTGTTGTCATTCCAGATTCTGGATCCGTAGTGATTACAGAAAATGGGCTGCGTGATATTTCAGCTGTGACTTTAGATAATGCAGAATTTTCAAAAGACTTAAGAATTTCTTCTGCTAACACTGCTTTTAGTGCTACGGCATTAGAGAGAGTGACAAACGTTGATGATTTCGATAAAGAGATCGTGCAACCTCGTGCCGTAAACTACGGTGAAACAGTAAACGAAACCATCATTGACAAGGCTTATACAGTTGCTGGAATCGCACAAACTGCGGCTCTTTCAACACTTGACTTTGACGACTTAGCAACAACTGCTGGTAAGCTTCGTGAAAATCGAGCTACTAATTTGGTAGGCTATATGTCTCCTACTGTCGCTGCAAAGCTAGGTTCTAAAGGGACTAACGGCTCGTTCCTTCCTCCAGCAATTTTGGAACCAATGTATAAAGATTGCCAAATTGGGCGTTTCGCAAACGTCCAATGGAAAGAATCAAAGATGCCTGTATTCACTGTTGCAACGGCGAATGTAATGGCTGCCGATTGGGTTATCGACACCAACGGAGTAGATGGCACCGCAGGAACTATCACTATTGATGGAAGCTCGAATTCTAAAATAGACACTTCTACCCTCATAAAAAAAGGTTCTGTCTTTACAATCGCAGGCGTTTTTGCAAAAGATGTGTTGGGAAAAAACACAACTAATCTCAAGGCTTTCGTTGTGCAAGAAGATGCCGCAGGTATAGCGACAGGAAAGATCACACTAAAAGTTGGTGCGTTCTCAAACACTGGAGCACACGCCAATGTCAGCGTCATGCCAGTAGCTACTAACAGACCAACTCCTGTTAACTGCGGTGCAGCAAAAACATATTCTGTTGTTTTCGTTTTCGAAAAAGGGAACATTGAGTATGATGCTGTCGAGCTAAACACCGCTGGCTTTGAATCCGTTTCTGTTTCTGGAATCGATTCCAAAATCAAAACAACTGCATTAGTTAGTGGCGACATCAACACGCTAACAGCAAAGTATCGAATTGATTCGGCCTTTGTAACTGGCGGTATTGATGACCGTAGAGCCGCTCTATTGTTTGTAGAAATCTGATAATTAAGTTGTACACACAAGCTTAATTTATCTATATTATTTATTAACCCTACCTGTCTGGGTAAAAGACAGTGCGAAGAGTTTTTTTCGTGCTGTCTTTTTTTTATTAGGATTAAAATGACAATAAGAGATATCATTACATTAATAGCGGCAGACATTAACTACACGAGCGGAAATAATTCCGTCGGGTTAGAAGAAGCAAACCGAATTCTTTCATTGATGAATAGATGCATTAACATCTATAACACGCAAGGGCTACTGTCATTCAATTATCACAGCGAAACACCACAAAAAATAAATGGCGATTACTTTGTAAGTAACGGAATAGATGTTGCTGCGTTGTATGTATTATGCAATTCAAGCAAGCTACGCATAAAGCAAGTACAACTAACATCTCTTTATGAGCTTACTAATAGTGGTGTGATGCCATCACTATTTTCTATAAAAAGAAATATAGATGTAAATGGTGTTCGAATGATTCAACTTTTCTTTGATACAAAAAATGTGTCTTATGAATTAGAAGCCGTCATAAAAGAAGACTTGCCTGCATTTAATTTGAACGACGAATTTACGCTGCCCCCAGAATATCAAAACCTTTTAATTAGTGACGTTCAATTACGCTTACTTGTGAATGATGATATTTCTCCAAGCTCGTTACTTTATATAGAAAAGAAAAGAGAATTTGAAGAAGTAAAAAAATTAATTAAGGAAGCAAACTTCAAAAATTATGATTTTGGAGAATATGCAATAAGCAAGTTTGATAAGTTCAATGCAGGTTTGTTCCTATGAAAAAGATTCTTAATTCATTTACTGGTGGATCGTCAAAGTACAAAGATTTAGACTTTGTTTCTCATGAAGAAAACTTTAATATGTTTCCAGAAACGCTGGAATCTAATGAGCATTACACGAATAAAGTTCTAAAAAGTCTTACTGGATCAAGAACGATATTATCACAACTAGGTGGATTCTGTAGAGGACTATACATTGCATCGACAAGTCCATTGACAAGCTATAACGCTGGAACACCTTTATTATATGGGGTCTACGGGGCTAGGGTTTATAGAATATATAATAATTTTTCTTATGATTATATAGGCGATGTTGCAGATAATAGCGAGCCTGTATCTTTTGCAGAAACAAGCGGTGTTCCTGCACATCTTTGTATCTGCTCATCTTTTAATATTTACACTATTAATTTAGAGACTGAAAGCTCGTTAGTATCTGTTGATGTAATGGAGTTGCCAAAAAAGGCTGGAGAGCTAGTAAGCATAAGGCCGACAATGATTACGGCTTTGAATTATAGAATCATTTGTAACGACAAAGATAGTGATTACTTTTATTATTCAGAGCTTGGAAAGCCGAATGGCATTAATAACAATTACGCTTTCTACAAGTATATGACAAGATATACTTTCATGAAAAAGGACGGAACTTTAGTAACAGCAGACGATAATCAATACTACCCACCTTCAGAAGGTTCATATGTTGAAGGGACTTTAGTCACAGAAGATGTATGGATGGGATCGCTTAACTACATAAAGGCCGAGTTCAGAAGCGACAACATAGTAGCTATAAAGGCAATGGATGATTATCTATTTGTTATCGGTTATAGTTCTTATCAAGTATATAGGTGGCAAGATAACATCAACATTCCTTTTATAACATCTACAAAAAATAGTTCAATAGGATGTAAGGCACCATATAGTGTTTCATCAATTAATAACAAATTAATTTTTTTAGGTGCATCATCAGTAGGTACAAATGCAATTTGGGTAAGTGATGGGCAGGGAATAGAAAAGATTTCTTCAGCATGGATAGAAGAGCAAATAGAAAGCTTTACAAGAACAGATGATGCTTTCTCATTTTGTTATGTTGATGGGAAACATACATTTTATGTTATATCATTCCCTTCTGCTAATAGAACTTATTGTTATGACTTTGATGAAAAAGAATGGCACACAAGAGCGACAAGAGACATCAACAACGAACAAAAATGCTGGTTTCCTGCATTTGCTGTAAAGTATTCTGACAAAATAATAATGGGTGCTTTCAATGAAGACAAATTAATTTATCTAGATAAAAATAAATATACAGATTACAACGACAAAGTAATAGAACGCTCAAGAACAACTGGGATAATAATAAACAATTTTAAAAAGGTGATCATTCATTCTTTAGAACTAATTATTAGTTCTGGAAAAACGAATGTAGAAAAAGAGTACGACGATCAAATGAATGGGGCAACGCCTGAAGGGTACAATCCTAATGTAATGCTTATAACTAGCGCAGATGGGGGCTATACATGGGGTGGTGAAAAGTGGGCGAAGGCTGGGCGTATAGGAGAATACAACTCAAGATGCATTTTTAGAAATTTAGGAGGCTTACGAAGAATTGCGTTCAAAGTAACGTTTACTGACCCAGCCCCATTTAATATTTCTAAAGCTATTATTGATTATACAGAGTGCGGTAGATAAATGATAACAAGCAACGTAATAAATCCATATTCTTCAGAAACAAAAGACTTACTTCCGTTAGTGCTAATAAAAAATGGTATGGTCGGTTTTCTTCAATCGGATGGATTAATTAATTTATCTACAATTAAAAAGCTAAATCTTCCAAATGCTGTATATGACTACACATTAGACTTTAATTTTTATCAAAAAATAAACGGTGTTAATTTGTACCAAAGAACAAACAAAATTTATATTTGTAAGGAACAGACATCATTAGATATTTCATTAGTCGGCCTTGCGTTTATTCAAGCAAACTTAATTTTAAAACAATGAGGAAAAAAAATGTCAATAGGTAGTTCCATTAACAGTGCCATTTCAGGTGTTACAGATGCATTCGGGCTTACTAATGTAAAGGGTAAAAAAAAGGCGTATGATAATGCAGCTAGTATGTTACAAGATACTCTTGCTAAATCAGGAAAAACATATAGCCAAATTTTGGAATCCATAAAAGGAACTGGCCGCAGTCTGCAAGATCAGCTAGGTGGATCGGCTTCAGTAAGTGATTGGATTAATAGTATTAAAGAAGCTGGGAATAAAGACTATTCAGTTGACTCGTCAAAAGTAAGCGATTTTGATTGGGATAAAACAGTCAGTGATTACTTAGACCCCAACGCTTCATATATGATAGATCAAGCGACACAAGCCGCACAAAATACATTAGCTGGGCAAGGTGGGTTATTCAGTGGTGGGGCAGGGCAGCAACTGCAAGCCGTTGCAAGTGATAAAGCTAGGGAACTATACGGCGATGCTCAAGAACAAATGAACAAAGAAAAATCATTTGATTACAACAAGTTGCTTGATGAGTTGAATATTGAAGCTGGAAATTTAGGCCGTGAACAAAGTCAAGACATGGCTTATAGTTCAAACTTGGGAAATGTAGCGAACGCTTATCAAACATCAGTGAGAGATACACAAGAGGGCGTAAACAATGCTCTATTATCTCAATTACAAAATGACTCATCTATTCAGCAAGCACTAGCAAATTTGGGTATTTCAGAAGCATCTGCACCAACGGCATTGGGTTCGATATTCGGTGATGTTCTTGGGTTTGCAAGTGCGTTTATTCCGCAAAAAGGAGTGAAAGAAAATGCCTGATTTTAATTTATTCAGATTCCAAAATCAATTAAACACAAAGCCTTTAGAAGAAGGTCTTGCAAGTGACTATTCTAATGCAGGCCGCTCTATTGGTGGCTTGATTGGATTAGGATTAAAGATAAAAGGGAATAAAGAAGCGGAAGAAAAAAACGCTGC